CTTCTAATTCTTTTTCAACTTCATTGATAATTTCATCAATAAGGTCTTGGTAGTTATTTTTTGACATTACGAATTTCCTTTATTAATTCATATGTCATCATTAATGCCGAAACTTGTCCATCCGTAATGGATTTGGTAACTTTTTGTTTTTTCAATACATTGATTGTTTCACGTAGTTTAATCTTCGTGATAACATCAGGTATTTCTTTATGTAATGTGTGTAATTCAATTACCACATTTTTAAGTTCAGACCTGTAATAATCTACAAAATTACCTGAATTATTAACATTATTAATATACCCACGTAATAATGATTTTTGCTGTTCATTTAAGTTAGTATATGTCTTATTAAATGTTTCAACTAATATCTTATACGTAAGTAATCTAACATCATTATCCTGTTTTGTATATGATTCTAGTAATTTACTTTCACGAGATGTCTTATCTACTTTTTTAGTCGATATATGTTCCACTAACGTATATTTAGCATCGAACGTATCTTTAACACTTAATATGTTATGTTTATTAGCTTCGAATAACTTGTGTATTGATGCTAATAACTTATAATTGGTTATAGGTGATGCAAGAAACTTTGATATCTCAAAAGATTCTTTTATCGTTTTTACCAAATTATACTTCTCGCTAGATAATTTTTCCTCATTTAACGTTTTACGGGCTTTTAATATAGTATCTATGAACTTTTCAGCTCGCTCTTCTGAACCATATTTTTCCTGTAATAATAAATTATATAGTTTTAATTCTTTTGCCAATTGAGTTTTTTTACCAAAGCACTCAGCTACAATTCCTTTGGCAGTTTCACGTGAATTATTGTTTAATATATCTAGCGTAATTTGTCTAGTTAATAGTTCAAACAAGAACCCAGTATTTTTAAATTTCGAATGTTTTATACGTGGATGATTTTTCATATTTCCTTTAGTATTATAAATTCACATTTAAGAAATTCCGTTATTTCTGTCTGTCGTTGTGAATCTCGTTCTTTTTGTTTATTGTGATGCTTTTCATAATATTCAATTACTATGTTTTTCTCTTTACTGTATCCATCTACCCAATAGCCAAGTTCCTTAATATGGTATTCACCACCGTTTTCTGCATGTTGTAGGTCAGTTATACCGAGTTCTTTTGCTTTTTGTTCGAGTATTAGTATTGATGATGTGTTGTAATTTGGCATCAGTTGTCCAGCTCGTTCTTCTATTCTATTTATTGCAGAAATCCTCATTTTCTTTTTAACTTCTTTGCTAAATATTTTACCTTTATTAGATTCACTTATTTTCTGTTTATGTTCATCACTCAATTTACCATATGATATTCCCATATGTGATTCACTTGATTTTTTATTTATTACATCAGTTCGTTCATATCCATACTTACCAGTCTGCCACCCCTTACCAGTATTTGCACATTTATTACATTGTCTATTATTATTAAGTGCGTTAACAAAATAATATACAGTTGAATATTTTAATTCAATTCCACAATTTGGACAATTTCGTATATATGGTTCAGAATGCATACTATATTTAGTAGGTTTCCGTAACCTACTATCGGTATCTTTAGTTAATCCCTTATTCCATGGTAACCCACCATTTACAAAACAACCGCTGTTGTCGATTTTTTTCATTATGTTGTTTCCAATTTATTCGTATAAATAAGCATAATGTAGTGACAACACATGATGTACTACATTAAATTATAATCTCATATATAAATATAAAGTTATAAACTTTAAGTTAATTTTCTAGTTCTTCTATTATGTTAGAATCATCCAACATACTTGTAGTTTCATTAATTTGTGATTTAACACTTGGTATTCCCTTTGTATATTCTGATGCAACTCGTTCACTTGTACGATGTTTTAGTGCACCTTTTCGTTCTTTATCACCAAGTGGGTCACGTCCATATGGTGAATCATCTTTACCGTGTTTACCCGATTCTCGTGGCCTACCACCTTTATCTTTTAATTCAGTTTTAAGTTGTTCCAAACTCTCCTCAACATCAGTTGGATCATCTTGTTTTGCGGGGTCATTACCATCTTCTTCGATTTGAGTATGTCTGTATCTATCTCTTAAATCGTTGATTATACGTCCACGTTCTATTTTTTGTTCATCAGCACCCATATTGAATACCTTTTCATATACCCAATCTTTAGATAACATATTCAAATCTTTTACATCTGTTGCTAATCTAATTTTCTCTCCCCACAATTCCAAACGTTCTTGTTCGTATATGGTTGATGGATTTACTAGTTGAATACTGAAATCTGTTAAACTTGAATCTTTAATACCGTTTGAATATAGGTGAATTATTGCTATTTTAGTTAACTCTGATATAACTGTACGTTGGATTCGTTCGATTGTTCTTGCAAACCGTACATCTTCCGCCGCTAATGTGGCTTTACCATTTACATTTTCCTCATAACCTAAATATGCTCTTGGAATTTTCAAGGCGGCAAATAATTTATCTTTTAGATAATCAATATCTTCAATAGCCATGTACTCTAAACCACCAATGTTATCAATCTCTGTACCACTATCACTACCACGAACAGGAAGATAGAAATCCTCTGTTAGATTTTGCATGTTATATTTTAGATTGTAATCACCAGAAGCGGTATCCAAAAATGGAACTTTCTTCATCTTATTGATAATCTTTTGCATGTAATTATCAACTTCGGTTGGTTTAATATTACCAATGTCTATTTTGAATACTCGTTTTTCAGGTGCCCTCATAATTCTATGAATTAACATAGCATCTTCCATTAACGATAACTGTTTCCACAAACGTCTGCCGTTTTCAATCATGGCTTTTCCATATGGTAACCAGTTTGTATCTGATAATAATCTAAAATGTGCTATTTCAAAGTTATCATACTCTTGTTTACCGTTTGGATCCATTGTAATTTTGAATTTAACCGCGTTTGGATTGGTTGGGTCTGTACGTTCCATTCGTTCAGTATTATATACCGAGTGTGGTGTTACATTTACGATACCTTTACCCTCTGCAATTTCCATACCCAAAAAGAAATCGCCGTATTTACACATGTTGCGTACCCACGGCCATAAGTTGAATTCTACATTCAATATATCATAGAATAAATTTTGTAATAAATCTTGTACTTTAGCGTTGTCTGACCGTATGGTCATTACATCACCAAATTCATCTTTTAATGTTGATTCATCTGCGTATATATCAAGTGCAGATGCTATAATTGGGTCATTATCCATTGCATCAAAATCACGGAACACCTCTCTACGTACTTGTTGGTACGCTTGTGATTGTGCACCACCCGCTTGTTCGTAAAATGAACTTTGGATTTTGGTGTATCTATCTCGTAATGATGATAGGTTTGTTTGTTGCCGATGGTCTACATCAGCTACATTACGTTTACCATCTTTATCAACGGTAATTACCGCTGTTGTTTGAAATAGTTTTTTTAAGTCTTTGAAAAACGTTGATTCTGCCATTTTTTATTGTATTTTTAACACATAATACCTTACTGTATAAATATGTTTATTTTTTTATTATGATATATTATAATATTATTTATCTATGAGCCACCTCAAGTCCTCTTCATGATCACCCATTTGCATAGTCCAACCTGTATTAACTTTACCACTTGTACCACCATAAAAACCAGATTCAACTGCCACCGATGATATTCCATCAATCGCTTTCATTGTTAAATCAATTCCCTCTTGTCGTAACCTCAATGCAGTATCTCGTACCCACAATCCAATTGATAACGACATAACTAAATCATCATTATAACCTCTCATTGCTTCTGCTTTGTTATTATTCCATACAAATACATCCAATTCATCTAGTAATCTAGTTGAACGTACCGTGATTGATTTTTCTCTGAAATATGTGTCTAATTTAGATATAATTAATGGTCTGGTTTTTAATGTTGTTGAAAACCCTGCAATCATTTTTTTATCTTGAGCTCGATATCGGTTATTCATCTGATTTGATGTATCAACGTACTTCAAATCCTTACTCATGTAAAATGTATTTTTGTATTCTCTATCTATTATTTGTTGTAATACCGCCCATCCAATATTCGCATTCTCAACTACCAACAATGCTTCATTATAATCTGTTGCAAGTGATACCAAGAAATTACCAAATTCTTTTGTTCCGATTTTACCTTTATATTCTGCTACTTGTGTTGCGGATTCAACCTCTATAACATGACATGCTGAGAAATCAGGCCCATCACCACGGGCAACATCAGCAATAACCATATATGATTTGGAATAATCTGGAAATTCCCATTTCCATAAATTACCATCGAATCCTGTTTTTTCTTGTGGTTCTTGACAAAATGATTCTCGATAAAATTGTAGTAACTCAGGTGCAATTACCGTATCACCTGAACTAACAAAGTCGGCATCACATTCTTGAGCCGCCATCTTTCTACCAAGTAATTCTTCTTGTGCATCTCTCCACGCTTGGTCTCGTTCTGGGTGAACCGACCAATGTAATCTAGTTGGTTCAAATGGTGCTAAACTGTTTTTTGTAGTTCCCGCGTTTATCCATTGTTTATGAAAAAAGTTACCCACACCGTTTGGTGTTGAAAGTATAATTGCATCTCCACCTGTAGATAATGTTGATTGTGATGATACCCAAATTTCATCAATATCATCAATAAATGCCGCCTCATCAAATATCAATAATGATAATGCTTCTGAACGTGCTGCAGTTGGTTTTGATGATATAGCTTTTATCTGCGAACCATTTTTATATCTAAGTGATAGTTTATTATCTTCCTCTGATGTTTCTTTTAACCAACTTGGTAAAAATTGATTCATCACGCGTACTTTCGTTACCAAGTTTTTAGCGGTATTCTGCGTGGTTGCAATAACCAATACATTGTAATCTTCTTGAAATAACATCTTCCACAAAGCGTATCCAGCAACTAAAGTAGATATACCAGTTTGTCTTGATTTCAATATAATATT